GAATTAGCTCTTAATGTAAGATTCTGGTTTGCCTGAGTACCACCGTAAATAGCTTGCCCAGCAAAAGTACCAGTTATCGGAGTTCCTGAAGCATCAAGATCCTGTTTACCATTCTGAACAACATACAAAGGAGTTGTAACATCTAAAAATGCAGCAAGGATAGAATCCGTGGACCAATCCACGTCCATAACCTTGTGCCATGAAGGAGAAACCTCTCCTTCTCTCTGCTCCCAACGATAGCCAGCAGAATTTCCATCGCCATCATCAGAAACAACTCTATAATCATTAAGTGTATTACCAACCAAAGGCAATGCAGCAGGATTAGCCACTGCCGCTTTTGCATTCGGATAAATTACCGCGAATAAATAATCAAGCGCACCCGTAATCGACGAAGCCGAAGGTAGTGCTGCATTCGAATACGCAAAATCATCCAAAGAATGCTTATAAGGATGTTGAAGCGCGTTCCAAATCTCAAAACGAGCTTTTTCAAAAATGCTCATGCTTCCACCGTAAAGTCAGCGTCCCAAGCACTATCCCAAGTAGCGTGACCTTCCTTACGGGCTTTTATTGTTGTAGTGGCAGGACCAGTGTATATGTACTCTGTCACTTCACAAGGAGCACCATGACCTGCATCCGTGTATGCTGTGTAAACTTTCCACGCACGGTTACTTCCATCGTACTCAATATACTGCTTTACAAGCTCATTCTTATGGCTTGTTAACAATTCTGTCTTAGTTGTAGGTGTTCCCATCTCGCTCCCCCATCAACGAAACCAAAAAGGCAGGGCACCCACAACTGGGTGCCCCACAAGTTAGCTATTAGTAGCTGATTCCGTAGATGATTCCACAGTGACCAGGCTTGTGCACGACAAGCTCGCCAAAGAGACAAACGTCCACGATGTACTGATAGCCAGTAGTATTTCGAACTTCAAAATACTCTTGACCATCGGGGCTCTTACGCTTCTTGAAGAAACCGTTAGAGTAAAACTTCATAGCAGTAGGATCGATCATCGCAATGGTATCGTCATCCCACTCCTGAATCATTACAACTTTAAGTTTACCTTTTACTGATGTGATTTCAATTTCATCCCATCCGTAAATAGAAGCTTTTTTGTCTGTAACATTAACTTGGAAGTTTGCATTGCTGTTTGCTCGATCTTCAACAAGCTTCATAACAGATCCACCGTTTTTGTAGCTCATTAAGAATGTATCAGCTCTGCCACCTTTAGCTTTTTGACGAACTTCTGTGTATGCGTCGAAAAGTTTAGCCAAGATGTTAGAAGCAGTGATCGAAGATCCGTCTACGTTAACAGCTTGGAGGTAAGGATATGCAAGTTTAGAAACTCCGTACAAGTTTGCACTTCCACCGTTAGCAGCACTCAATAGAGCCGAACGCAAAGATGTGAAACTGGTTGTATCAGCGTCATCAGTGTAAACTTTAGCAGCTTGAGCAGTTGTGTATGCAGAAACGTCAGCAGCAGCGCCACCTCGTGTAGCAGACACAGTGATTGTCGATGCGTTTACATCAATTGCAATGACGTAGTAATCAGCAGCAGCAGTGTCACCGTCAAGAAGAGTAACTTTTTGAGCAAGCTCAAATCGGTCAATCTTGTCAACTTCAACAACACCACCCGCAGTACCGTTTGCAGTAAATGTTGCAAGATGAGGACCTGTTCCTAATTGAATAGAAACAATCATCTTCATGTAGTTCATGAATTCGTCGATTTGGTCAGGGAGAATCTTCAAGAAAGAATCTTCCTTAACTCGACCACTGTGATCCATCAAATCTCTGTGGTTGAAAATTAAAGATCCCCAAGCTTCGACATAATCATCAACCGAACCACGAACATATTTGTATTCTGCGATGTCAGATGAACCTGTCAATGCACCCATCTTGATAGATGATGCTTGCTGACCTTTGAAGGGAACAATAAGTTTGCCACCCTTCCAGTTATTGTCTTTCTCAATATTGGTAAGCATCCAATCGCGCTTTACCATTTCTTCCATTAAAAGATCATTTGGCAAATACTCATTGAGCATCGCCTGAAAACTTCTTGTTGTTGCCATTTTTAAACTCCGTTAAAACTATTGTTGCGCATTCAACTGCGAACGTAGTTTTCGTAAATCATCAAGTGATCTCGGCTGTTTCTTAACAGGCGATACACCACCCGACTGTATGTTTGGTATTGTTGGTTTTGTCTCTCGCACAACTACTGGCTGTCCTGCCGATGTTGCACCAGTCCCAGCTAACTGCTGTCCTGCTGTTAACTGAGGATTCGAAACTGCTACTCCCAAAAGTGGTCTTACTTCTGATAGCACAGCTTGCACGGCCTGCTCCGCAGTTAGATCCTGCCCAGTTAAGTGAAAGTGGGTCAAGCCTTTCTCCACAACTTTCGCTCTAAATGCATCAGGTTTTCCGACTAATGCATTAAATTGATTCACAACGGTTTGAACATCCGGTCTTGATGTCACCATTGCTAATTCATGTTCTCTGCTCTGAACACTTGCCTGATAAAGCTGCTGCTGTAGAGTTTGATTTTGCGTTTCTAGCGAAACCACTCTCTCAGCTTCTGCTCTCTCAGCATCTATCCTGCTTCTTTCTTCGGCAGGAAGCTGCAAATATTTAAGCTCTTCTATAGCGTACTGAAGAAGTTTGTTTTTGGGAAGACGTATCGCTTCAACAAATGAACGAATATCACCTTTATTTACTAGATCCGATAAATACGTCAAAGAAGCGTCAATATTCTTGTATTTTGGCTCTATATCTTCGAGCTTTGTTCGAAACTCATCTCGAGCCTTCTTGATTTCATCAATCCCATGACTACGCGTGACAAGATCACGAAGTTTTTCCTCAGTATCCTTATCTTTCAGCAATGGCTTCATCCAAGCGTCAAATTCATACTCTTTATCTAAAATTTTATACTTGTATGATGGTGTGTATTGGGAAGCTTCTGCGGGGTTTGTTGTTAACCCGCTATCGGCTTCTTTGGTTGTAGCAGAAGTTTTATCTTCTTCTGCAACAATTCCTTTCACAGGAGTTGTAGTTGCGCTTTTCTCCTGCGTAGCTGCAACTCCTGCTTCTTTAGCAGGAGTAGAACTAGACGCCATCGTCACATCCGTACTCACCTCAGCTAAACTATCTGCGCTCGCTGTCGTTTCTGTAGTTGTTAAATCCATTGTCTCTCTACCTTCCCGGAGTCTTTCCTACTCCATTACTGGTGGAATCATTCCCGCTTGTCCTGCGGGCAAAGCAGCCCCACCCATCGCTGCACCTTGCTGAGCTAAACCGTAAATATCAAGAGCCGCCTGCTGGTTCATATTCTGTAACGCTTCCTGATTCATCCCCTGACTCTCAAGACGCTTTAACAACCAATCAAGCGATTGATACGGCACTTCTACCCTGACTGACTTCTCAGGATTCTTACTATCAGGAACATACATGTCCGCACGAATCATCGCACCACCAACGGGTATAAATTCAGATTGCGCAACTTTCTCTTCTTCAACTTTTCTTGCAATCTCCTGCTCATGCATCTGCAAAAGCATCTGATAATTCTGCTGAATCTGTGGATCAAGGAATCTAAAATCGGCTTGCTTCATCCTATGCGAAAGTCTCTGCACATAATAATCATTCTTCGCATAAGGATTGACATCCACATTCTCACCACGCTCAAGTGCTAGCATATCATTCTGCACACACTCATAATCAAGAGTCATATCTGAGAATACTTCCTTCTGATTCACAAAAGGCATGTTTTTCATCAAACGACCAATGTCTTCTCGACTTAAAGAAGTACCAACATACTGAAGCAAGTGATTAAATGTAATCTGGCGACCAAGCTGCGTGTCCACTGCATCTGTCTGCTCTTCAACCGATATCTGATAAGAAAGTGGAGACACTTTTCTAAACTCCGAAGCATTTACTGCCTCCGCCTTACCCACTGCCGCAATCAAAATCTCATCAGGTAAGTAATGTCTTGCAAGATCCAAAAATGTGCGACACACATCCTGCAAAAACTCTTCAAACTTCTCAGCATACTTTCCAAATTTTAGCTGCGTCTTCATCGAACGATAAAGCATCGAGTAAGGATCAAGACCTTTGTCCTCCTCAACTAAAACTTCTTCCATGTTCACAGCCCGAAACATCTCTTCTGTCTGCTGTACTATGTAATTTAAAAACTGAGAGCCATCCCGACCAGATAATATCTGCGGAGGAGCACCCTGATAAGTAATACCCCTGACACCAGGAAGTAATGCACCAGGAGCTAACTTTGTTCCACCCTGATAAATGATTTTATCATCCCCGACCGTAACCTGATGCGTGGCTAACTGGCTACTTGCACGGTTAATCTCCGCCTGATACGGACGCGCAACTTTAATAATCGATCTACCTCTAGGAGTAGTCGCATACTCATCAAATCCACGCCAAAGAATAGGGAAAATACCAAAAGGAAGCTCGCCTTCCTCTAAAATCGCAAACTCTGTAGCAATATAAAAATATCCCTTCGGATATTGTGGACAAGGCCTAAAATAATACTCCTTAACCAAAACTCTCTTGTCATCTTTAGAATAATTCTGAGAATTCTGATCAAAAACTACGAAAGTATGCTTGTCACTCTCCTCAATACCTTTAAGCTTCTCAGTATCCCCAGCATATGCAGCTTGCAGAAGCTTCTTCTCAACCATCTTCCTATAAATTAAATACGGACTATCTGCCATCGTGTGCGCAGACTTCGATCGGAGTAAATCAAACGCAGGAATCGTCTCAAAAACAAAATCCCCACTAAACATCGGCTTGGATTCATCAGGCATTGGAGCCCCGGTCACAGGATCCACTAACTCCATACCCTGCTCATCTACCTGTGGAGCATATCCAATCAAATCCCCCTTAGTAACATCCCAAAAAATCTTACAAGCAACCTCACCAATCTGAACAAAATGCTCTGCCCATGTACGAATCTTGGATTTTAAACTCGCTCTGCGCTTGTAATAATTCCAAACTGAAAGATTAAGCT